GCAGAAATACCGCTGGCACGGCAAGCAGATCGACAGCCGAACCGTTCCCGGCACCAACCTGCCACTGTTCGCAGAATGGGTTAGGCTCTACGGCGAGGACCATGATTTCGTTCGGGTCCGGGTGCGGGGGATGTTCCCGCGATCGGGCAGCATGCAGTTCATAGGCTCGGAGCTGGTGGAGGCGGCGGCCAACCGCGAGCCGCTGCCGCTGCTGACGGATCCGCTGATCGTCGGCGTGGACGTGGCGCGGTTCGGCGACGACCAGTCGGTGATCTGGGCCCGCAAGGGGCGCGATGCGCGGACCATCCCGCCGATCAAGCTGCGCGGCGTCGATACCATGCAGCTGGCCGGCCGCGTGGCCGAGTGCGTGAAGGAGTGGCATGCCAACGCGGTGTTCGTGGATGGCGGGGGTGTCGGCGGCGGCGTCATTGACCGGCTGCGCCAGCTCAATGTGGACGTCATCGAGGTGCAGTTCGGCGCCAAGGCGGACCGCATCACGATGAGCGAGGAGCGGCCCGCCTATTCGAACAAGCGGGCCGAGATCTGGGGCAACATGCGGGAATGGCTGGCCGGCGGCGCGATCCCGGACGATCCGGAGATCCACGCCGACCTGGTGGGCCCGCAATACAGCTTCATCATCGCCGACGGGCGCGACGCCATCGCGCTGGAGCGCAAGCGGGACATGAAGCTGCGCGGCCTGGCATCGCCCGACCTGGCCGACGCGCTGGCGCTGACCTTCGCCTATCCGGTGATGCCGCGCGAGCCGCACGACGCCGGCCGCGCGGGCTACGTCGCCAAGCCGGCCGACCGCGGCGATTACGACCCGTATGCCGCGATGAACACACACCATCCGAGGACATTCTGATGCTTCCGCTGCTCGTCCAACTGCTGGTCATAGTGCTGGTCTTCGGCGTGGTCTGGTACATCGTGACGCTGATCCCGCTGCCGCCGCCGTTCCCGCTGATCGCGCAACTGGTGCTGGCGCTGATCCTGCTTCTGGTGCTGCTCGACCTCCTGCTCGGCTTCTCCGGCCGCACGGCGCTGCTGCGATGAGCGACGCGGACGAGGCGATGCAGCTGCTGGACCTTCGCCTCGCCGCCGCTTACGACCATGTCAAGCGGCTGGCGCGCCTGCTGAACCATCGCCGCGCGCTCGGCAGCATACCGCACATCCTCGCCGTCGACCTGACCCGGCACGACCTCACCGCGGCGCTGCGCGATGCCGCCAATGCCGCTTCCGACGTCGGTGTCGCCCAGCTCGACCAGCGCTGGTGCGGCATAGTCGCCCTTCTGGCGCATGCCGGGGAGTGCGTTCGCGGTATCGAGACGCCGCCGCAGGCCGCCCATGTCAGCGGGCTGCTCGAGCGACTGCGCACCCGCGCCGTGCAGCTGCGCCACGCCGCCGCCGGACGGCCCGTCAGCGTCAGGCTGCACTGATGTTGCCGTTCACCTATGCCACCAAGCTCGACAAGATCATTGCCATTCTGGCAACGATACAAGCGGAGATGCTTATAATGTCAGCCACTGTTTCCACCATCGACTCCGATATCGCCGAACTGCAATCCGACGTCGCTGCACTGACCACGACGGTTGGCAGCGCCGTTGCGCTGATCGACGGCTTCGCAGCGCAGCTCGCCGCTGCACAGTCCGCCGCCCTGGCCGCCGGGGCCACGCCGGAGGAACTGTCGGTGCTGACGGCGCTGCACGCCTCGATTAGCGCTCAAACGACGGCGCTCGCGGCAGCGGTAGCCGCCAACACGCCAGCCGCCCCGGCACCGCCGCCGGCCGCGGCATAACGTGGGATCTCCGAAAGTCCCGGCGGCACCCGCGGTGCCGCCACCGCCACCGCTGCCGCCGCAGCTGTCATCCACGGCGGTCTCGGCCAGCGGGCAGGCCTACCAAGCGTCCCAGGCCGCGCAGCGCGGGTTCGGTGCCACCATCCTGACCAGCGGCCAGGGTGCGGACCAGCAACAGCAATACGCCGCCAAAACCCTGACGGGCAGCTAATTGGCACGCACTCCGCCCGGCGTTGAAGGCCGCGGGCCGCAGCCGCAATCCTCTGCAGGCGGCCCGCCCGGCTACTCCGAAGCCTCGACCATGGGCTCGGCGATCCAGAAGCTGCGCGAGCATCTCGACAGCCGCATCATCGGGCTGCGCACCAGCCGCTATTCGTTCTGGGTCCACTGGCGGGAACTCGCCGACTACATCCTGCCCAGGCGCTACACGTGGCTCGTCACGCCGTCCGAATCGCTGCGCGGCGGCCCGATCAACCAGAACATCATCGACCCGACCGGCACCAAGGCGTCCCAGGTCTGCGCCGCGGGCATGATGTCGGGCATTACCTCGCCGGGACGTCCATGGTTCCAGCTGACGATTCCGGACATGGATCTGGCCGACACGTCGCCGGTGAAACTGTGGCTCGATGAGGTCTGCAAGCGGGTTCAGCGGGTGATGGCAGGGTCGAACTATTACTCGGCCAAGGCGACGCAGTACCATGACCTGGTTGTCTTCGGCACCGCGCCGATGCTGATCAACGAGGACGAGGCGGATGTCATCCGCTGCGTCAATCCCTGTGCCGGCGAATACTACATCGCCAACTCGCCACGTCTGACCATCGACACGTTCTACCGGGAATTCGTGCAGACGGTATCGCAGCTGGTGGCGGAGTTCGGCGAGGACAACGTGTCGGAGTCGGTGCTGCGGCTGTTCCAGACCGGCGGCGCATCGCTCGGCAAGGAGATCAAGGTCTACCACGCGATCGAGCCGAACGACGGACGCGTCGGCGGCAAGGTGCTGCCCTCGCGGTTCCCGTGGCGCGAAATCTACTGGGAAGCCGGATCGCGGCAGGACAAGGTGCTGCGCATCAAGCCGTTTCACGAGCAGCCATTCTCCTGTCCACGCTGGGATCTGTCCGGCAATGACGCCTATGGCCGCTCGCCGGGGATGGATGCGCTGGGCTCGATCAAGCAGTTGCAACTGGAGCAGCGGCGCAAGGCGCAGGCGATCGACAAGATGGTCAATCCGCCGCTGAAAGCGCACGTCAGCATGAAGAACCAGCCCGCGGTGATGATGCCGGGCGGTGTCACCTACGTGACCGACATGAGTGCCGCGAACTCGGGCATCGCGCCGGTCTACGAGGTCAAGCCGCAGCTGAACGAGATGATGGAGGACATACAAGATGTCCGCGAACTGATCGGCAAAATGTTCTTCACCGATCTCTGGCAGATGCTGGCGAACGAAACCAAGGACATGACGGCGTTCGAGGTGGCGCAGCGCAAAGAGGAAAAGCTGATCGTGCTCGGCCCGGTGATCGAGCGAAACGAGAACGAAGGCCTCGATCCCGACATCGACCGCATCTTCGCCGTCATGAACCGGCGCGGCATGATCCCGCCGGCACCGCCCGAAATCCACGGCATCGCCTTGCAGGTCAATTACGTTTCGATGCTGGCACAGGCTCAGCGCGCGGCAAGCACGGGTGCGATGGAGCAGGTGATGGCGTTTGTCGGCCGGCTGCTCGCCGCCGATCCGGGAGCGATCGACAACATCGATATCGATGAAACGATCGACGAATACGCCACGCTGATGGGGTGCTCGCCAAAAATCATCAGAGCCAGTCAGCAGGTGGCGCAGATACGTCAGGCTCGGCAGCAGGCTCAGCAGCAGGCGCAGGCGCAGCAGCAAACAATGGCCGGCGTGCAGGGTGCGCAGACGCTGTCGCAGACTCCCGTTGGCCAGGGAGGGACTGCGCTTGATGCCATCCTCGGCATGGGCGGGGGCGGACAGGGCGGAGGGCAACAGTAATGCCTTGGGTAATCCAAAGGGCGGGTATGTGGCACAGCCCCGGCGGTTGGAAACAGAGCATCGACGCCGCCACGCGCTACGACAGCGTGGAAGAAGCCGACGGCGACCGCAAGGAACTCATCAACAACACCCTCGCCGGACTGCCCGGCGAGATCACGGTCAAGGAAATTCCCAAATGAGCGAAAGCGAGACACTCTCGACCGAGACGACGACCGTCACTGCGCCGATCGTGTTCGCGGCGCTCGATCGTTATTACGCGACGACCTACATCAACACGAAGCTGTCCGGCTTGTCCGATGCGGTCAAGACGCCGTTGCTGGCGGCGCTGGCCGGCATTGAAACCCTGCATCCGGTGCGTGTCGCCATTCCGGCGCCTCCGGCGACACCGGGCGCCCCGGCAGCGCCGGCCAACGACCCGCTGCTGCCGGCGTCCGGCGCCTTCGCCATCCATCCGTTCCAGTTCGTAAAAGTCTAGTGCCCGACTGGATGGCGGAGGCCCGCGCCATGCACGGGCTGCCCCAACTCGAGGACGAGCCGCCACCTGCACCGGACGCATCCGATCCGGAGCAGGTCGCCGCCGCACGCCGCGCCGCCCGGCTGGACGCCCGGTCGATCGCGGTGACCATCCACGAGATGATGCAGCTGCAGGAGGTGCGCGCGGTGGTTTACCGATGGCTGGATGCGTGCGGCGCCTTCCGTGCCCATGATTTCCCGTTCGGCCCGTCAATCGACCCGCTCGCCCTGGCGAGGAACACGGCACACCGGGAGATTGCGCAGGCGATCACCGCCGACCTGATGGGCGCCGCGCCGGACGAATACCTGAAAATGTTGCGAGAGGCTTCCAATGTCTGAGACCATTGCGCCTGCCGCTGCCGCGCCCGCTGCGGTGGCTCCTGCTGTCGATCCTGCTGCTCCGGCTGGTGGGAACGCGGCGCCAGGAGCAGCACCTGTTGCGGGCGCTGATGCGGCCGCGCCGGGAACCACGCTCCTGGGCGATGCTGCGGCACCTGACGCAGCGCAAACCCCAACCCCTGCCAAAGACGGGGCCGCACCGGTAGAGTCCACTCCTCCGGAGCCGGTCGTCTACGAGGACTTCACCCTGCCGGAGGGCATTGCCAAGGACGCGCCGATGCTCGATGCGTTCAAGGCGGAGGCCTCCAAGCTGGGCATTCCGCAGGAGCAGGCGCAGGCGATCGTGACCGCGGTGTCCGAACGCCTGATCGCCGACGCCAAGGCGCAGACGGAGGCCAACAAGACCGCCTGGGACAAGGTCAACGAGCAGTGGCAAGCCGAAATCAAGGCCGACAAGGAGATCGGCGGCGCCAGGTTCGAGGCGATGAAAACCAACGTCGGCAAGCTGTTCGACGACTATGTCGGCCCGATCAATTCACCCGCGCGCAAAGCCCTCAATGAGGCTCTCTGGCAGACGGGTGCCGGTAACAATCCGGCTTTAGTCCGAGCGTTCGCGAAGATCGCTGCCGCGCACACGGAGGGGGGATTCGTCTCCGGCACTCCGCCGCGCGGTGCGGTCGATATCGCGGCGCTCATGTATCCATCCATGGCTCGCCCTAACGGCGCGGGCTAACTCTAGGCATCATCCATGGCACTTCTAGCAGGCGGGGCCTACACCCTCGCCGACTGGGCGCAGGAGCGCGATCCGCAGGGCAAGACGCCCAAGATCGTAGACTTGCTGTCGCAGGCTAACGAAATCCTCGACGACATGCTCTGGATCGAGGGCAATCTGGTCACCGGCCATCGCGGCGTGGTGCGCACCGCGCTGCCGACGCCGACGGCGCGGCCGATCAACGTCGGCGTGGGCAACAGCAAGACCACCACGGCGACGATCACCGCGACCTGCGGCAATTTCGAATTGTACAACCTGATCGACCAGGACCTGGCCGACCTTGACGGCGGCGCGGCGGCGTTCCGGCTCAATCAGGACAAGGGCTTCATCGAGGCGATGTCGCAGTTCGTCGCCGGGCAGCTGTTTTATGGTTACGCCGCGACCTCGCCGGCGACATTTACT